AGCCCCTCCGCAAGCCGCTCGGACAGCTTCTTGCCGCCAGCCTCTCCGGCACTCTCCGTGGCACCATCGACCGCAGAAGATATCTCATCGGATATCTTTTTCTCTGAGCCCTGCATTGATGGGACAAGCTGAAAATAGCCTGTTGCTAGCTCAACACTACCCATTGTCCCACCAATCGTTGAAGCTTTCTGGTGCTATTGGATCGGCACCAAACACCCTCACAGAGTCATCATTTTCACCAGGCCTTTTAACCGGTTTCGGCCTAGGCTTGTGCTTATCCCCGCCACGCTGCCAGTTAGCAGCATTCAGAAGGTCCACGACATTCGCCAACATGTAGTCTGCGGTACCCCATGGAGTACCTAGACAAGATGCAATAACAGACCCAGGGGGTGCTGTGTACAGAATAGCCCTGAGGTCAGACCATGTGCAGCGCTCCGACCCCAGGTCTCGTATTCTTAGGCCCCTGCTGATAAGCTCACCCTCCACAGCAATCGGATAAGCCATCAAAATAGCTAGGAGCCCTATTATTCCCCCGTGGAGACCCCAGAATGATCCGCCCAGGCCTTCATCAACTCTCCGGCCTGGGCCTCGTCGATCAAGTCCAGAATACCAGGTGACAGACGTTCCAGAAGCCTCACCTGAGCCTCAGCAGCGGCTGCCACATCCTCGGGACGAGGGTCCTTACCCCGCTTCTGTGCCTTTGCCAGTGGCTTGGCAGCCTCAGCCAGACCCAGACGCACCCCGATCGGGAGCCTGTTCATATTCGGGAGTTCACGGATCTTCTTCTCACCTGGAACCCGGAAACGGAACTTCTCGGTCTGGCTGATATCAACCTTACCGAGTTCAAAAACCTCACTCATGCCGAGAACACCCCATCGTCCAGAAGAATATAAATGGAATTACCCTGCTTATCCGGGTAGCAAGACAGAGTAACAGGCCACTTGATGGCATCTGTGGCTGCGAACGTAATCGTGTCCGTGGAAGTAACCTGCCCATCCGGGACGAAGATTAGGATACGTGCCTTGCCGTCCTTCATCTTGAAGTACCAAGACTTGTGCGGGAGCTCATCCGCCTTGATCTTGACCGTAGTCCGCGTACCGGTTGAAGAAGTCGCCTTCGTGACCCCCACATTCGCTTCACCGGCGAAGTTCTTAAGGCTCTGCTCATTGGTTTCCAGCTGGGTCCACTTCAGCTCCCCTGAAAAAGACTCAAGAATCTTTTTGACGATAGTCCCGGACCAGTCCTTGATATCATTGGTTGAGCGATCAACTGTCAACTCAAGGCCATCCTCAGACACATAACCGGCATCCACAGCCTCCGTGGGAATCGTATCCCCAGCATGGGCCGGGACGGTGTCCTGAAGTTTAGGGGACGCCAGAATAGCGCCAGTCACGGCCTGATCCGGCCGGCCAGCAAAGATGTTCAAATTATTGACTGCCATTTTTCCTCCTTCTAAATGGCGATACCGGCCACATGCAGCCGAATAGCGAACGAATACCGAGCAATACCAGTATTGGGATCCGGGTCGGGGTAAGGAGCCACAACCACCTGGCAATTGTGGCAGGGATAATTCCCCACAAATCCCTCAATGGGCAGCTGTTCCAGTAGCTGCAAAACCTTGGCGGCCAGCTGAAAGGCCTCATAATCATCCTGAGGACTCACACCCCAGCACGAGACCGATATCTGATGCACCGACCTTCGTGGGTCCAGAATCTCCCCACCAGTCGACCGAACAACCACACACGGGGTTTTGCCAATGCGATCAGCCTTTCCAGTAGCCCTGATCCCGTCCTTGAAGTTCAAATAACGAATAATTGCGGTCTCAACATCAGGTCGAATAGTGACACTCATGAGAGACTCCCAAAAGCAGTAGTAAGTACTTTGTCAGATGCTTCCATTTTAGCACCTTTTCGCGTTTTTGGCCTAACAGTAACGCGAGCTCGATGAGTACCTTCATATTCGGAGTATTCAAAGTCCTCAGGACCGGCCTGGCTGACCATCTGTTCACCCCATTCACGGAGTTTCGCTTTCACACCGTCGCTCTTTCGGATGGCATCGAAGCCCTCATAATGGAACTCAAGCTTGGTAAGTGGCATATCAATCTGCCCCTACAAGAAAAAGACACGTATGATCAAGAATGGTACCGGAATCCCACACCTGTGGGTGTGCATCAACCCGATACTTGGGAACCAACTCATCAACCCAAATACCGTCATACACACCCTTATAGCGGGCCACAACATCAGCCGTCAGAACAGCCACAAGATCCCACCGGAAAACAGATGTACCCGCTGGGGCCCACACCGTGTAGGCAACTTTACCGTCACCTTGGTAAGAGCCTTCCAGCCCATCCATTAAACCCGGCTGGACCGAGCACCCAGGCACAATCCCACGAGTCGAAACCTTCCCATACTCCCACTCACCACGAGGGTTCAGCTTCCTCTCCGGAGCCCCCACAATGATAGTCTGGGTCATGTGTGACACAACACTCATGGCCGCTCACTCAGCATGTATGGGCCCAGCACACGACGCACAGGCTCATTGACGACCAGCTGACCTCCGGCTGTCCCATAGGATGCCGAGATAGACCCTACGGCCTCCTGAGTACGCCCCAGCGGACTAGCCCACGACGCTAGCACGATCGACGCCACAGCCGAGGCCACAGCGCCAGGCACAGTGTCATACCCATGTGTCATGGTGACCTGCACCGCCCCGAGTCGGCATGGAAGTAACTTGCGGGTCTCCACCATGCCACGAGGAGACCACCCATCGAGTTCCATGGTCTCGCCGTCCACTGCCACGACGGGGGGCGCGACCAGACGAAGCGTAGGCAGGACCAGAGACCGGCCCCCCTGTGTATCCATGATCACCGTGTGGGTTTCCACCCCAGCTATGTGCCAGCCACACACATCACGGACAACATCGGAAGCACGCTGAATCCAGCCCGAGAGCCCCGGGCTGGATTCAGGTACCCTGCCCAGGCTGGCTTCAGCCAGCTGGGATGGGGTAAGCAGACTACTTCCCACGACGCTCCTGCTCCGGAGGGGGAGTCGGCTTGTCATCCTCGACCATCAGGCCGAGACGCGTAGCGTCCTCGTCACTCAGCTGAATCTGCGTGACGTACTCACCGAAGAGGACATCATAAACCCTCATATCCTCGCTCACTTCGTGAGATCTACTTTCGCGAAACCAGCGGGGCGACGAATAGCCAGAAGTGCCCTCCGCTCGATGCGAGTGGTGACGATATTCGACACAAAATTCTCGCCATGAGAAGTGGTAGATTCAACCCGGATGCCACCTCGAGTGTAGAAGGCCCCGCAGGTCTTAAAAGCACCCACATAAGCGGTGCCTTTCTCAACAGATGGGGTCACCACAGTATTCAGACCCCACACGCCCGGGAAAAGCTGAATGCTGCCCTGTGACGCATATGCTGGCATAAACATGCCCCCACCATAGTACTGGCCATTCTGGTCTTTCGCTGTGCGGAGTTCTGCATAGTCCTCGACACTCATGATGATGCCATCAGCGGTGTAGCCGGATGTACGAGCCACAGCCGAGGTCGCCCTGAAGAGGGCATCGGCGACGGTATCGGTCCCCTTGGTGAGGGAATGGATGCCAGAGGTGGATGCCAGACCCCGAATAGACGCGCCAGTACCGGTGCCCTTGATCAGATCCCTCTCCTCAGAAAGCAGCAGCTCATAGATGCCCCTGCCGTTGATCTCAGAGACCAGGAAAGAAAAGTCCTCGAGCATCTCGTCAGAAAACTGAATAACACCAGCGGTTTTCTTGTAGGCCTCAGTAACCAGCTCAGGGTCACCAACCCGAAAACTCGGTTTCTTATCGCCCTCACCGACAGCCGAGAAGTAGCCCTCCGAGGAGCCTTCACGCAGCCACGAAACAGCCGCACTATCGGTAGTACCCTGAGCAAACAGATCAGCGACCTGCAGCCTCTGCCGCTGCGTCACCAGACCCGGCAGATACTCCGTCGCATAGGGCATGGCACTAGCCGGTGTCTTTTCAGGATCCGATGCGTCTTTCCGGCCAAGCCACTCAGGGGCAGCCACCGAGCCCTTTGTCCCCTTCAGCCCAGCCAGGCGCTGGCCGACCATCTTGGCCACATGCTCGCCCAGAGACTTGGCCCCAGTACTCTCAGGGGGTTCGTCACCCAGACCGCGGATGCTATCCAGCATACTCTGGCCCTCTTGCAGAGTCTCGAGGCTCTTCTTGGCCGAGTCCAGCTCGGCCATCCAGCCACGGACCTCGTCCACACGATCGCCGAAGCCGCCGTCTTCCAGTGCCTTCTCCGAGGCCTCCTCGATCTTGTCCTTAAGACCCTTGATGCGGGCCACAAGCTTTTCAGCGGTTCTCACTGAACATCCTCCTTCACGCCCAAAAGGGCCAGAACCTCGGCCACAGGGATTCCCGCGGCCTTTTCCTCATTTTCAGGGGTATCTTCCTGGTCGTCATAGGCGTCCAAGAGCTCCCCAAGGGCCTCATAAGCCCTTCTAATCAAATCCATATTCTTGGCCGATATCGCACGACCAGCCTTTACCTCAGTAATCTTGGCCTCGGGATTGGCCGGGATAGGAACAACAGATATCTCGAACAGCTCGAGTTCTTTCAGTTTGATTGCGTCCTCCGCTATCGAGTAGTCCAACACCCGATACCCGAAACTCATCGAGTCAAGACGGCCATCTTTCAGCTGTTCATAAACAATATGGCCATAAGTATCACCAGAAAGATCCAGCTGAGCGTCGAACTTCAACCCATAGTCATCTTCCGCAAGCGCCAGAACCCGGCCGATATTGGCTTTCGGGTCCTCCATGTTGTGCCCATAAAACACCGGCACAGTCTTGTTATTACTGGCAATCTTGTTCAGAAAATTACTAAAAGCTCCTTTGATGACAATATCACCATAGGAATCCTTGTTGCCAAATACAGAGGCATACCCGGAGATACGCCCCTCGCCCTCTTCGGCCGCTTTCACCTGAAGTTCAAAATGCTTTGTCTTCACTTCCAATTCACCACCACTTCACACTTACAATTTGCCACCTCGGCAGGATCACCAGAAGCCGAGTCACCCGGCCATCTAAGCCCATTCGAGAACTCATCATCAATACCAACGGTCTCACCATTCATAGCAGCATGCTCCGCCCTGGGGTTACTGCTGGTGGTAACCCACGTCTTAGTCACTGCCCCATTCTGCCGGCCAGCTTCCAGCCGACCCCAGGAGTAGTCCCACAGGGCCAGGCCAAGGCCAAACGTCAGAGCCGCTTCATCCCCATGATCTGGGGCGTCCTCCCAGGCTTTTTCAATACCATCGGCACGGGCCTCAAGGTAGTCCTCGGTCCGGTCAGGGTCATAGTCCCCGGAGCCATGCTCCCGCACCACACCTCGTCCAGCCCGAGCCGTGGCACCGAGACTGATGTTCTTCAGCCGCTTTGCCCTGGCAGCATCTTTGGTGCCACCCGAGAGTACGTCCTTGTATTCCCGGGCGACACCAGCAACCCAGTCCGGGATCCCACCCCCGGACTTAGTCCGTATCCCGGAGTCGGAGGATACGGAATCCTGCGGCGACGCCTGGCCGCCAACCAAAACATTCAGCGGGGTGACAATCTTGTCGCCGCCTTCCACAGCTCTGAGATTGAGCCGGGCACGGGCTTCATTCGCGCTCATATAGGGCCGGCCCACAGCCGACTGGAAAAACTGCGACTGGGCCTCAAAGTCACCCTGCAGCTTTTCGGCGACATTGAACTCAACATAGGTCCGGTCATCCGCCCCCATAATTGGCAGGAGCCATGCATTCAATGCACCTTCGACCTGTGCAATAATAGGGCCGAGAGTATCACCATAGAGCATCTTCCTGAACTCACGAACATTCGAGTAATTCGCATTGTCCAGGACACCAACCATAGTCGGATTGATATGAAAGACACTCGCCACAGTGGTAAACGACAGCTGAACGCCCTCTATGTACTGCTGGTCCGTCGCAGAATAGTCCACACGATTCAGCGTCATCCCGTCCTCAAGAATAGGCGTTCCGCCCGCATGGGAACCCGAGCCAGTGTACTTGGCGTACCAATCCTGACGGAAAGCCTCACGGGCTGCATCCGACCATCTGGGAGCACCAGAGGGGCGCTCCAGAACAGCAGACACACGACCGCCGCGGGCCCACAGCTGCCGACGGTACTTCATGGCCTGAATCTGCTCCGCTAGAACGTCCTTGAGGGCATCCAGTGCGGGGCTGACACCGGTTACACTGGAGGGGCTGTATCCCTCAATGGCGACTATCTTTTCCCGTCCGACCGTGGTCCCACCGGAATCACCCCAGCCAATTTGATACTCGGTAATCCCCAGAGCATCCTTTTTGTACGGCGTAACCCATGCTGGGGGAACACGATACACCTCCCAGCCGCTTGACCCCTCATATGGCAGCAGATAGGCCCTGTCATACAGGGCCAAATCCACAACAATGGCATAAATGAGGTCATACAGCGTCATCGTGGGGTTGGCACGCCGTTCGGAAAGCCACGACCCCACACCGGAGGTCGTATCCCGCTCCCGATCTGTGGCATCAATCCGACGATAAGCATGAAGCCCGAGGTGAGCAATATTACGGCCCAGAAAAGCCACAACCGTACGGAGGTGGGGTTGAGTCTTATACATCTGGGAAGCCGTCATGCCATTGACATGACGAAGCGCCTCGTCAAGATCGAACGACACACCACCGATGTACACCGGTGCTCCGCTCAACCCGAGGCGTTTCTTCAGCTTGTCTAGGAAACCCACTATACGGCCTCCACCCCTCCTTCTTCATACTGGGATATAACCTCATTATACATCATTTGGACGTAAAGCGAAGTAACGAGGGCGCTAATTCCATCAATTTTTCCACGTGATCTCTGTTTGTCCGGTTTCACATTCCCGGCCGCGTCCACATACGGTACCAGACACGACACCATCCACCGCAACACGGGGTCCCCGCGGTGGTCGATCAAGGGCGGGTCGGCCATGGTCATACGCTTCAGCTCTTTCAAAGGAGCCGACAACGTCACTGCACCCTGCCGGACCTTCTCCATGATCAAACCATCCTCAGCCAACTGGTTCGTCAAATGTGTCGAGTTCCACGGGTCAAAACCCATGCTCGCAATACGGTACTTCTCGGCGTCTTCCCGGATACGCTTACGAATGAAGTCGTAGTCCGTAACATTGCCGGGAGTTACTGTTATCCACCCCTGCTGAATCCATTCACTGGCCGCCAACTCGGTCATGTGGTCCAGCCGATTCAGAGCGGCCTCAGGGATCCAGTAGTGGCCCCACACGCGCATGGGGCCGCTCTCCTGAGGGCATGTGTACATCAAAGCACAGAGGTCCGACACAGCCGCCAGGTCCATGCCACCATACACCACAGCCCCCACCATACTCTCCGGGTCCCAGCTTCCATCACCAGCCGCTTTGTCCCAGTCACTCACCGAGATATAGGCCTCCTGCTGATTCGCCCTAATGCCCAAATGCAGCCGCTTGAACGTCGCCCGGTCGGCATAATTCGAGCGAGCCTTGTCTGCCTGGGCTCGCATGAAGTCCGGACTCGGGGTCTCCGGATAGAGTGGATTCGCAGCATCCCACACCGCTTCATCATAGATGTCCGCATCATCAGGGGCAGCCCACACGGCCCCGTAAAGGCGGGGTGCGGAAAAGTCCCCTCGGGCCACACCCTCGATCATTGAGCGCCGCTTGTCATAGGGCGTGTGAATACGCCCCTCGTCCGCGGTCGTGATGATCATGGACAGCGGCTGCAGGCGGGCACCGGAACCTGACTCCAAAGCCTCCAACAATACACCGTCCTTATGAACATGTAGCTCGTCACATATGGATGCATGAGGGTTGGTTCCATGTGCTAGCTCACCCCGTGAACTCACCACGCGAATAACCGAGGACGTCCGAGGCTGTCTAATCTCATTAGTAACCGTTTTCACCCCAGCCTTCTGCAGCAGGGGAGAATAGGTTGCAAGGTCATGCAGAGGTTGGAAACACGCCTTGGCCTGGTCCCGGGAAGCCGCACCAATAATAACCTCGGCGCCACCCTCGCCGTCACCGAAAGCCATCATCATTGCAATGGCACTCGCCAAGGTTGACTTGGCCCCTTTCCGAGGCATCTCGATGAATGTTTCACGCCGTAGCCGGATCCACCGGTTGGCCAGTTCCGACCACACCTGCCAACCAAACAGAGGCGCAATGATGTACGCAACCTGAGTGGCCGCCAGCTCGAGTGGCTCGCCAGCCCATCGGCCCTTGGTATGCCTCAGACACCCAATGACCTTCAAGGCTTTATCCACAGCCGCTGGGTCAAACCTGACGGGTTGCCCGTCAACCTCCTCGGGAGGATTGGGAGTACGCCACAGGGGCGCCTTGACGCGCCCCTGTATGTCCCTGCTCTTGAGATACCATTCAATCTCCTCCTCAAGAGGAGACGCCCAATACTTATTCTCTTTCATGCAATAAACGGGTTGTATTCTTCGTCATCCGAGCGCCTCCCCGTTCTAGTCTTGGGGGTCAGCCTCAGCTCCTTGAGAATGTTCAGGGCGGCACTTGAATGGAACCTCATTGTACTCTCGGCCGGGTTCTTGGCCAGACGATTGTGGCCACCGTCATGGACGTTCACCGTGCCCGCTTCGACGATATCATTACTCGCCACACGAATGATGTGAAGATGCCGAATGAGCATCTCCAGAGCCCATGAATCGGCAAGAGTGAGATTACCGACGCTCTCTTCCGACAAGGTGAGCATGAACTGTTTCCAAAGCTCCGCCAATACCGGGCTCTGTTTAATCATAACAGGCATCTCAGGGCCGGGGATAGTATTTTCAATACCTTCATTTACCGAATTGTTATTATCATTAATAATTCTCATTTAATTACTCACCTAATCAAATATTCACTCATACCGAACACGACGTTGCCACGGTTTAGCCTTCTTCAATTCTTTTTGTGATTTTTACCCCCTACCCTTGTGGCATATGTTTTTCTTTTATGGCATTCTTTACAAAGTGTTTGAATTGCATTAATATCCAATAAATCGTCAATTGTTTTTAATGCATTCTTTCCTTTTATGTGGTCAACTTCCGTCCCCACACAGCCGCATCGTGCACAGAACGGATGCTCCATTATCCAAGAGTCCCTGACCTTCTTCCATGCTCGCTTCCACGAACTCGGTACCTCGTCCCAGCCAGCTCCGTGCCAACCCTTCCGTCTCTCCCGCCTAGCCCGGCCCACGGGGCAGTCACACCACTCGGCCCC